CCGAAAACATGGACGACACCCAAACCCTAATGAATGGTTTCATGCGTATGGCAGTGGATAATGCGGTTCTTTCTGGCAACCTTGTATTTGAGGTTGATGAAACCAACCTTGTTCCCGGTCAAGACCTGTCTGTCTTTCCCGGTAAAGTGTTTAGAAGACAGGGTGGTGCTCCGGGTCAAGCGTTGTTTGGTACAAAGTTTCCTAATGTCTCACAAGAAAACTTACAACTGTTTGATAAGGCTAGACAACTAGCTGATGAGTCTACAGGTCTTCCTGCTTTCTCCTACGGACAGACAGGTGTTTCTGGTGTAGGACGCACAGCCAGTGGCATCAGTATGCTGATGAATGCTGCAAGCGGTAGTATTAAAACTGTTATTAAAAACTTAGATGATTATTTGCTTGGCCCTATTGGTGAAGCTTTCTTCAACTTCAATATGCAGTTTGACTTTGACCCAGAAATCAAAGGTGATTTAGAAGTTAGTGCAAAAGGAACTGAAAGCTTGATGGCTAATGAAGTTAGAAGCCAACGCTTGATGCAATTTTTGCAGATAGCTAGCCAACCTTCGTTAATGCCCTTTGCTAAGTTCCCCTACATCATCAGAGAAATTGCAAAGAGCATGGACTTAGATCCAGACAAGGTGACCAACAACATGGATGAAGCCATGCGTCAAGCAACATTGATGCAGCAAAACTCTCCTACTCCTCCACCAGAGGCAGCAGGACAGCCTCCACAGGGCGTTGCAGGGCCTCCCGGAGTTGCTGATATGACGGGTGGTGGCGGTGGTAATATCGGTGTAGGAACCCCTCCAGCACCACAAGAACAAGGATTTAGTGGAAATGTCCAAGCCCCACCTATCTAAACTAAAGACGTTTGTAAATACAAACAACCAATGGGAAGCTTTTTTAGAATTGCTTGACTTTGAGATTGCCTCTTGCCATAAGAAGCTGGAGCAATCAAAGGATGTACAAGACATCTATCAAGCACAGGGATCTATTGCTGCATTACGCCGCTTAAAATATTTAAAGGATGAAGTAAATGTATAACAATCAAACACAACGCTTATTGGCTGAGGGCGGCATGCCTGATCAAGGTGGGACAGTTGATCCAGTTAGCGGTAATGAAGTGCCTCCCGGCGCTATGCAGAACGAAGTGAGAGATGATATCAGTGCTAAGCTAAGTGAGGGTGAGTTTGTTTTCCCTGCTGATGTTGTGCGCTATGTTGGTCTAGAAAGACTTATGCAAATTCGTGACTTAGCTAAAGAAGGGTTACGCAAGATGGATGAGATTGGTCAGATGGGTAACGCTGATCAAGTTGAAAATCCAGAAGCTTTACATGGTGATGAGTTTTCTAAAAGCATTGATAGTATTATGGCAGAGATGCCTAAAGAAGAAGAAGAGCCAACTGAAACTCAAATGGCTATGGGAGGCATGGCTACAAATTATGCACAAGAAGATCAATCACAGTTTCAAGCCCCTGCTCCTGCCGGAACCATGAACGATCAACAGTTTATGAGTAATCTAGCCCCATATTTCACACCGACTAAAGAACCAGCTATGGCTAAAGGTGGACTTATGGCAAAGAAAAGAATGTGATATAATCAACACATCGTAACCAGAGGTGGGCTGGTCGATATTTATAAACCCACCATTATTGGCTACCTATCTCCCCGCACATGGCGGCAACAGCTAGCTCCAACTTATAGAGGTATTTATGACTGATGTTGTTTTAGAACAGAAACAAGAAGTAAAAGCTTATTCCCCCTTTGGCAAACGTAACGCCAATAACGAAAAGATTGAGCAAGAAGAAGCAGAACTTAAAGAACTGCAAGAAGCAAACAGAGGCGAGAAGAAACAAGAGGAAGACGATTCTAACTTATCTTCAGAGGAAAAAACATTTAAGAAGCGTTATGGAGATCTGCGTAGACATTCGCAGCAGCAACAAACACAGCTTCAAACACAGATTGACGAACTAAAGTCTCAGCTTCAAAAGAGCACAACTAACCAGATCAAGCTTCCTAAAACAGAAGACGAACTAGCTGCGTGGGCTGAGCAATACCCAGATGTAGCTAAGATTGTTGAATCCATTGCTATGAAAAAAGCTAAAGAGCAGTCTGAATCAATTGAGCTACGCCTCCGTTCTTTAGATGAAAGAGAACTTGAGACAGCTAGAAGCAAAGCTGAAGGTGAGCTTCTGCGTTTGCACCCAGACTTTGATAAGATTCGGGACACTGATGACTTCCATGATTGGGTAGAAGAACAACCAAAATGGGTACAACAGGCTTTGTATGAAAACGACACAGACGCAAAGGCGGCTGCTAGAGCCATTGATCTATATAAAGTAGACAAAGGTATTACAAAAACTAAGACTAGAGAGTCTAATAAAGGCGCTGAGTTGAGCGTAGGGGCTAGAGGAAGTAGATCATCTCCTGCTGATGTAGATACAGACGGTGTTATTTATGAGTCTGTGGTCAATCAAATGAACTCACATCAGTATGAAGCTAACCAAGAAGCCATTTCTAAAGCCATTAAGTCTGGTAAATTTGTATACGATATTAGTGGCAACGCTAGATAATAGTTGACAAATACAAAAGTAATGTTATAACTTTAACAGAGCGAAAAGGGTAGCTCCCCTGATTGTGCCGATTCACGGTCTAGCTCTTTATCTAATCGGAGATAGTTATGGATGAAGTAAAGACTTGCTACAAATGTGGTGAGACAAAACCATTGTTTGGGTTTAATAAAGATAAAACTAAAAAGTTTGGTGTAGGTGGGGTATGTAAGCCCTGCGCTAATAAAAATACACACGAATATTATTTAAAAAATTCTTCTTCAATAAAAAGAAGAGTGTCTAAATATAACGAAGCTTATTTTCCTAAGTATGATAAGAATGTTATATCTAGATTAAAAAATCTTTGCACTAAAGCAAGGAACAGAACAAAAGAATTTAATATCATAGATCAAGATTTATTTGATTTATGGGAAAAACAAAATGGTCAATGTGCTTATACTAAATTGCCGCTGCTTGCAACAGCCAACCAATTTAATACGTTAAGTCTTGACAGGGTTGATAGCAATAAAGGATATGTTGTTGGAAACATTCAACTAGTCTGTACAGCTATCAATAAGATGAAACAAGAGTACGCTGAAGAAGTGTTTATTTTGTTTTGTCAATTAGTAACGCAAAACAGTAAGCTAACGGAATTACCTGAAAGCTTAATAGTCCGTCACATTCCACTAGGCATAGTGAAATAACACGCACCTATTAAGAACAGCCTCTGTAGTCTTGTGAGCGTATTTAAGTATATGCCATACTATCTATAGGAGATTATATAATGGCCTTCCCAAAAGCAACCGGATATGGAAATTTGCCCAATGGCAACTTTTCACCAGTAATTTATTCCAAGCAGGTTCAACTTGCTTTCCGCAAATCATCTACAGTCGAAGCTATTACTAATAGCGACTATTTTGGCGAAATCGCCAACATGGGCGACTCTGTTAAAATCATCAAAGAGCCTGAAGTTTCTGTTCAGAACTATGCCCGTGGTACACAAATCACTGCACAAGACCTGAATGACGAAGACTTCACTTTGGTTGTTGATCAGGCTAACTACTATGCCTTCAAGATTGACGACATCGAAGCCGCTCATTCCCACGTAAACTTTATGCAGATGGCATCTGATCGTGCAGCTTATCGCTTGCGTGACCAGTATGACCAAGACGTATTGGGTTACTTGTCTGGCTTCCAACAGTCTGCCAAGCACACTCAAGCCGGTACTGCTCGTACCACTTTCCCCGGTACTAAAGCTTTGTCTGAAGCAGGTTCTAACGAACTGTTAGCAACCATGATATTGAAGAAGAGTGACTTTGGTAACATCACAACAGCTTCTGCTGGTGATCACTCCATTCCTTTGGCTGCTCGTTTGCCCGGTGCTACTGCTCTACCCACCGCTACAGCTTCTCCTTTGATGGTGATTGCTCGTATGGGTCGTTTGTTGGATCAGCAGTTTGTTGACTCCAGCGGTCGTTGGTTGGTTGTCGATCCCGTCTTCATCGAAATGTTGAAAGACGAAGACAGCCGTTTGTTGAACAGCGATTTTGGTGGCTCAGGCTTGCAAAATGGTTTGGTCATCAACAATCTGCATGGCTTCAAAGTCTATGTGTCTAACAACCTTCCCAAAATTGGAACTGGCGCTGGTACTACTGGTACTGCTAACCAAAACTCCAACTTCGGTGTGATTGTTGCTGGTCATGATTCTGCTGTTGCAACTGCACAGCAAATCACCAAAACAGAAACCTATCGTGATCCAGATAGCTTTGCTGACATCGTGCGTGG